GACTTGCCACGCCTGTACCCAGTTGCTATTAGCGTCTTGCTCTACACCGTTGCGAACAGCCACTTTGTAGTCGCCAGACAACTCAGGCGATGGCGCTATCAGTACAGGGTCGATGCCCAGAGCTTCGTTGACGTTTTCGTTCCACACTTTAGGTAGTGAAACATTAGGATTGTCTTTTCGGATTTGGCCTTGAGATTTAACCTCACCCGTTGATCGTACTCTATATTCACTCATAGTTGATATTCCTATGCAATTGCGTAAAAGAGGTAAGTGCCACCATTTACGTTAAGTGCTTCACTTGCAAGACCTCCCGCTGATGATGTCAACGTAAATCCACTAGACAGTGGGTCAACGTAGTCTGTGTTGGTGACTTCAGCCGCGTTTGTGTTCAATAGTAAATACGGGTCGTTACCAGCAACAATGCCGCGAACAGAATCCCAATAGTACCAATCGCCATATCCATCGCGCTTTATCAGTACAAGTCTAGCGCCAGCACTAAAACCGCAGTCTACGTTTAGCGTAGTGCCTGTACCCGTGTAACTACCCACCTTGCTGATCCCGGCAACAGTGGCGAATATGTAGGCTATGTAGGTACTCCCCGAATTGTTTACCTTGCTCGCGCTTGTTGTCCCTATATAAAAGTTGTTGGCGTCAGGTGATTGCTTTCCCCAATTCCACGGGTAGGAAGTGTTGGGGGAATTGTTTTCATTAAGGTTAATGTACTTAGTAGTGCCAAGGTCTTTGTGATAAACAATCCAATTAACGGAGCCACTTCTGCATTTGACCCAGATCATTTCCGGTGTTACTGCTAGGTTGTGTGGAATAGCCCTTGCCGCCGCAGGACTGGTTTCAAGGCCCGAATAAGCCACAACATCGAAGAAGCCGGGGGCGCGTGTAAAAGTATATCCTAAAAAATCTGTTGAGTTAGATATGACCTGCTTGAACGCTTTCGTATAATCAAGATAAAATTGTGGACTGCTAAACTCAGCGTTTGACTCTGACGCTCTCATTGCTGTACCACCCTGAAGACGCGACGAGATATAGCTGGAACTACCGCTCACTGAGGGAACGGCCATCATCATGTCAATTTGGTTGGAGGTGGATATAACGGTTCCGTTACTTGAAGAGTTAGCGGGAATACTATTTATAATTCCAAGTAAGTCAGTAGTAGCCGCAAACTCCTCTGCTGGCTTGAATGGCCTGCGGATTGCCATGTAGATGTATGTTTGGCCTGACTGCGCAGTGTCACCATCTGCTGTAGGGAAGCTGAACCCCGTAGAATTAAATTGAACAAGATCTTGGCTTGCTTCTTGATTAGCGGCATTTGCTAAAAGGTATTGGTCGTTTCCGTTAGTAGTGCTTGTGCCAGTAACCACTCCGCGCATGTTGTCCCATAAATACCATGACGCAGAGCCTGAAGATTTCTTAACCATTAACCATTGCGGCTCAAACCCAAGTGTTACAGAAGTGCCGTTTCCTGCGCCCGTGTAGCTCCCACACTTAATAATAGCTTCGTCTTCGTCTGTGCCAAACTCTTGGGCGTCGTGGGCGAATAGGTAGGCTACATAAGGCTCGTTGTTATAGTTTACTCCGTTGCCATTCCCTACAGTAAACTGCGCTGACGTAGGAGATGTGTCGTTCCAGTAAGTAGCACTATCAGCAAAAGCGTAAGCCTCATTTAAAGTGCCGCCATGAGTGTTGCCTGTGGATCTGTGGTACACCTGCCAATCAAAACTGTTAGTTAAAGATTTAACTATAATTATACCGGGAACAGAACCAAGGTTATGGCTTACTGTGCGACCAGCAGTACCATTACCCGTATAAGTTACAATATCAAAAAAGCCCGGTGCCTTGCGGAATGACCATCCAACATGGTTTTGACCTGAAACAGATATCCCCGGCCCCATTGAAAACCCATTGTTATTAAAAGCATAAAGCCAACTAGTGCCAGTACTGCCTTGCGCGTTAGTGTCATTGGAGTACATGGCGTTTCCAACACCCCTTTCGGTGTCAAACAAGTAATGATAGTTCACGTTGTTTCTACATTTGCCCCAAACCAGACCACCTTCGCCGGACAAGTCAACGCCGTTGGTTATAGTTTGATTTGAGCCAGTACCTGAAAACAAATCCGTAGAAAACACATCGTCAACGTAAAGAGGCCCGCCCGTAGAACCAGAGGCCGCAAGTAGTTTGAGCGCAGAACTACTCATTAGCCCATCGCCTGTCCGGCAGTAAAGCCGTAGTAGGTTGTGCCGCCATCAATAGTAAAGAACACAAATACATCTACGCCATTGTTTGTTGCCGTCAGAGTAGGTGCCGTAGCCGCCGCCCAATCAACACTTCCGGGCCATGTAATGGTTCTAGCCGAACTGTCTTGAATTACCTTCAGCACAAACATAGAGACTTTCCCGCTTGCGGCAGGATTGCTGAATGTGTAGGTGACGTTCTCAGTCAGATCGTGCAAAAAGGAATTGCCATCACGGAGGTTGAGTGTCGCCGCATTGCCGCTGGAGGTTATCGTTGTGGACTCGTCAATCGTGCCGTTGTCAAAAGACACTACGCCGTTGGCATCTGATGTAACAAGACCAGATGCTTGAGTTAAGCCTAATGTGTCTGGAAGCTTAACCGTATAGGTTGCCGAGGCACTGTGCGCTGGGCCTTGGACCGTAACCCCATGCGAGTTGTCTTCGCAGTTAAAACGAACTGTGCCCGCATTAGTGTTTCCGTAGAACTCCGTATATCCCGTCCCGTTTGGAAACAACTGAATGTTGCCGTTCGTATTTGTGGACTTAACAACATTGGCGTCTATCTGAATGTTGTCTACATCTAGCTCGTTTGCAATGATCTGACCAGCGGCTCCGTATACGACCGCTTTGCTGTTTACTACAGTATCTGCCGCAGACCCGTCTAGGAGGTTTAGCTCTGCCGCGCTGGAGGTGACGGCGGTACTGTTTATGACAAGCTGGTTGGAGCTATCCAGATACACCGACTGTTCAGCAGGGTAGGCTATAAAGATAGACTTAGAGCCTGCGCTAAGGTTAACCGCCGATCCGCTGTTAGAGCTTTCTAGCACAGTGGTTCTTGTTAACGTGTTGCCACTACTGGCATACGTCCCCAAACCAACCTCAAAGGCTGTGTTTGTCGTATCGACGATTGCGTAATAAGTGGTGTCTGCGTTAGACAAAACCGCCGAGAACGCTTGGAAGTTTGCCACAGCACCCCCCAGCGATATAGCGCCTGTGCCCGTGGTTGTGGTTGTTTCTTTTACTCTGTCTTTAAGGACAAGTGCCATTGTCTTCTCCGATTAACTATTCTGGCTCAGTAGGCCAATTAATGCTGTTTGGGAAACCGGCTTGCGAAGGGACATCACGCAATGCTTGACGATATGTCGCCCACTCTGCTGACAAGGTTAAGTCGCTAGATGCTCGCCAATCTGTTTTAGCAAGCAAGCTATCTCTTTTAAGCCTTTCTTTTTCTGCTAATCGGTCATTGGCGCCAGCATTCCAAGCGGCTTCTGCCGCATCAAATTCAGTTTCTTCTTCTGCTGTAAATGGGACATTTCCTTGCGCTGTAGCATGGTGTCTAGTCATATCTCATCCTTAGCCATTTGTAATTCCGTAAAGACGGAATCTTCCACTGACATTTCCTGACCCCGCTTTAATACGAAGACCCGTTAATGCACCAGTGGTTTCGTTCATACCCAAACCCTGCATTACATGGATGTCATTATCATCTTCAAAATAAGTGCCTTCATACCTAATTACATGACGAATTGCTGTATCGGCGGGATTGTATATATCAATCACAAAATTAGCATTGGCATAAGCATCGTTTCCATAGCTAAGGCCCATCATTATGTAAGTATCAACTCCAACACCTGATCGGTCAGATCTTCCTGAATCCTTGGTATCGTGCGTTATACTTGCCCAGCGATAATTGTTTGTTTGGTATGACCCACCAATTTTCATAAGTATTTGCACTTGCTGACCATCAGTAGCCGCAGTGTAATCAGTAACTATTAATCTGTAGGCATCATAGGTTGAGTCAAACGTACTTTCTACATCAACAGTGGATGCACCACTTGCAGTAATGGTTGATAGATGTACCAAGCCACCTGACGCAACAGTTGTAAAACCTAAGTTTCCAGAGCCGTCCGTTTTAAGCATTTGGTTTGCAGAGCCGTCAGCCGCCGGTAAAGACAGCACAAAGCTAGAGCTAACGGTAGCAGGGGCTTGTAAGCCAACATATTGACCGCCAGCACTATCTTGCAACCTAAGATCGCCACGAGCAGTAATGTCTACCTGCGTGGCTGTGACCGCCCCGGTGACATCTCCGGTGACATCTCCGGTGACATCTCCGGTGACATTTCCGGTGACATTTCCGGTGACATTTCCGGTGATATTTCCGGTAAATGACGTTGCAGTAACGCCTCCAGATACAGACACATTTCCGGACGCATCTCGGTTTACAGATTTGTCCGCAGGGTAAGTGATAAACACTTCCTTGCCACCTGCTGACAAGTTAACAGCAGATCCGGAGTTTGTGCTTGCCAAGACAGTCGTTCTGGTGAGCGTGTTTCCGCTAGATGCGTATGTGCCAAGACCGACCTCAAAGTCGGTGTTTGCATCATCTACGATGGCGTAGTAGGTGGTATCACCGTTAGACAGCACGGATGAGAAGGTGACGAAGTTTGTCGTCGCCCCCGCAAGCGTAATCGCTCCCGTGCCTGTCGTCGTGGTGGTTTCTTTTACGCGATCAGCAACGACCAAGGCCATAGTTACGCAATCCGAATAATGGCGTTAGAGGCGTCAGGTGTTGGGAAGACGATAGTGAAGTCTCCCGCACTGGATGACTTGTCAGAGCCGAAATCCAGCACAACGACAGTATCTGTAGTGCCGCTACCACTAGCCGTCGTGGTGTTGTAAATCAAAGCGCCACGGGCTGTAATAGTTGATGAGCCAAAAGTCAGATCGGCAAAATCAGTTAGTGCCGTTGTTCCTGACGTGGTAGGAGTAACATTGGTCAATGTACCGCCGCCAGCCGAATAGCCCGTACCACTCACCTCGTTGCTAGTGGTGTAGGCGGTTGTGGCCGCATTAAAGCTCGCGCTGTTGGTGTACATGGCCAGCTTAAAGGTGTCCCCACTACTGGCAGTAAAGTTGTGTGAACCTACAAGCAATTCTTGCTTGAATGATGTACACATGTAGTTTCCGCTAAAAGCCATATCAAAGTCTCCTGATGAGTTCGGCTAGGTCTTTTTGCCCCGCATCACACAGAGCGTTGTAAACAGTGGTTCGGTCGCTTTTTATGGCTTCCTTCATGTAATAGACAAGGAGCTTCCTAATGTCGGCTCTAAATGCCTCTGCCTGCGCCCGAACTTCTGGGGCGGCGCTTTCTGCTATTGAGACAATCTTATCTAGACATCTCTCAGCAATTTCTTCTGGGGTAAACCCTCTGTTGGACGTTGTTTGCACAAACACGTTCCCAACTGCGGCGTCAATCATCCTCTAGGCTTCCTTACTTCTCCGGAGCGATAGCTGTCTGTGGTGCTATATCCCTCGCCCAACTGTTCTAACTTGCCGAGCGCCTCCATGTACCGTTGCACATACAGTTGCATCAGGTCTGGGTCGCCCTTCAGGTAGGTGTACGCCTCAACAAGACAACCATAAAGTAGCGTTGACTCGGCGTTTGCGCCCAGCCAGCTAGTGCCGCTTGTCGTCGTTGTGATTGATTCGGGCTTGTGGAAGTAATGTAATTCAGCATTGTATGCCGCGTCCGGAGTTGGCCCAAGAATAAACGCAGTTCGGCTAAATATGCCGTAATACTTGGGCGCCCCAGTGGTTGCCGAGGATGGATACGCCTGACGGATAAAGTTTACATCCTTGAATATTAAGTAATCGTACCCGGAGTTGTCGATTGACAAAGAATACGGAGTCAAAAAATCTGAGGGCATAACCAAATACTGGCTACCTGCGGCAACAGACCCTTCCACGTTCTTGCGGAAATCGGGCAACTGCACCGTCTTGAGAATCTTATCCTCGGCCTGCTGGATAATGGTCGGCAGGTTGTTGACAAAACTAGTCTCATTAGACTCAACATAGTCCTGTATTGTCTGCTTCAGGGTGGTAAAAGTGAATGCCATTAGGAAGTCTCTACCGTTACGCGCCCAACCAAGCCCGCCATGTCAAGCCCCACAGTCCGACTGCCAAGAGCTGTATTGCCACCACCAACGGGATCAAAGGCAGACAAAGCGCGACTTTCGTCAAGTGAATTGTCAGGTCTAGGGTATCTAAGAGCTTGGGCATCACTCGCATTGACATCTCCTAATTTTAATTGAGGCTGATCTTGATCGACCACGTCACGACCTACTAACAGGCCATTCCAGCGCCCATCTTCAATCTGTCTTACCAGATCCCTTAATGGGTAGCGAAATCCGGTTCGGTCACAAAACCCGTAGGCGTGCTTGCCGGTTACATAGCTACTCATAAATTATTGTAGCCCCCCGGCGCCATGTATAGAGCCGCTTTTTCGCGAGAGGCATCCGCCGCTAGGTTCCACTGCTCTTCATAGACCTGCTTGAGCGCGGGCGCAATGGCCATAGAATCAGGCTTTTTGCTGGCAACGTAGTACGCCAGACCAGCTACGAGACACGGGAGATACCTCGCAGGCACATCCATGTTGTTGGATGCTGGCTGACCAGAGTCTTCAATTCTGTCTAGGTAGTAGTAGGCGAATGTATAGCTTGTGGTGGCATCGGGCACGGGCCAGAAATGCACCGTAATCCCCGTAGGCTTGCGCTCAATGTAATATTGCAACGGACGGCCTTGCGTTAGCTTGTTCGTCTGATGGGCATATTGGCTCACCGAGATCCGTTGCATAGTCAGATCAGATTGTCTTGAAGTGTTGCCCGCGTCTGTGCGCAACAGCCCTTCTATTATGTCTAACTTTTCAGATGTA